GCTGGACAATGCGGTAAACACCATTCTAGTAAAGCGCTCCGGAGTGATTACAGACGGAAGCGCCTTCTTGATTTCCGGTTCCATGGCCTTGATGAGGCCTTTCAGAGACGTATCCTTCTGCTGCATTTCCTGCATCTGGTTATGCGTTCTCGTTAATCCGCCTTTTGTGTTCATGATTATTTATCCTCCTTGACTTCTTTAATGGAAAACCGGCGGCTTGCTTTGCCGGTGGAAATAAAGCCTTTATCCTTCAATGCCTGGTACATGTCCGGAGCTGCCTTTTTGAGTTTTGACAGCGGGCATGTTTCCCTGCCGTTCGTAGACTTCCAGGTAACTTTGAATGATCCAACGCGGCCTGCTTCTGCATCGCCCAGCATTTCTTTCAACCGGTTCTGGTTCAAGGAAATCTGTTCTTTGAGTTTATCCATGATTTCTGTATCCCCGTTGATGCGGGCAATCAGTGTATCCGCTTCTTCCGGCAGCATAATTTCTTCATCACGGCTGGCAGCATAGCGGGACGCCAACGCCTGAGAGCAGGACAGAGACTCATCCACGGGTGGTGCGGTTTTGGTCTGCACCAGATTCCAAAATTCTTTTTCAGCGGCGATAAGTGTCTTGATGTCCTCTTCGTTTCTTTCAATCCGTTTCCACTTGGCTTCATTTCCACCGAGCAAAACGGCAATGTACCAGTAGTCCGCCCCCGTAACTGCCATATAGTGCAGGCACTGGCAGTAATAGGCATCCGGGATTTCATCGTCTTTCCACTTCCGGTACTGGCTGACGCCGGCAGTCTTGATTTCAAGGCCGGCACTTTCGCCGATAACGGTACGGTCTACATTGGCCAGCATGAACGGGTATTCCCGGCTCCGGAGCGTCCCCAGGCGTCTCACTGTCTTTCCTGTTTCTTCCTGGAACCAATCAGCGATATTGGATTCATTCTTTGTGCCCCAGTATACGTACTGATTGTCCGTCAGATCCGGCGGCTCTACCTGCCCCGTCTTTTCCATCCACAGCTGATATGGAGATTTATAAGAGTTCATCCCCATGATGACAGCCGCATCACTACCACCAATGCCAAGGTCTCTTGTCTTGAGCCATTTTTCATGGTCTTCTGCATCCTTGACAGACAAAATCAAATCACAGTTTGTATACGCCATTTCTTTTACCTCCAAAATTTGTTAAAATAGAGGCGGAATTTATTGGGAAATATAGTTCCGCCGGCCTGCCGTTGGTTGCCTCCAACAGCAGGCTATTTCTATTTCTCCTTCAAAACAGGGATGAGCAGCTTCTGCCCTGGCTGAATCGTTCCGGCATCCGTGATGTGGTTGCGGTCCATGGCCCGGTCAATCATGACACGCACGTCTTCCCGGTCGTCATTGATTTTAGAGCAGATGTCCCAAAGCGTTTCATTCTCATCAACTACAACAACCTTTTCAACGTATTCAGGCTGAGCTATCAACGCTTTTACGCCGGAAGCAATCCCAAGGCCAACCCCAAGCATGGCGACAACTGCCAGGGCAATCCGCCCCCATCTGTAACGGGTCCGCCTTTTCGGCCTAGTCATTTGCATCACCTCCTGCTTTCTTTTTGGCTTCCAGCCATTCCTGGTATTCATCCGGATGGCTCCGGATGTAGTCCCTGATATACTGCATGAGAGCATACATACCGCCTGCCTCCTTTTTATACGGCTTCCTTCTGGCTTCTTAATAAACGAATAAACTCGTTTTTCGAGCCAAAAAAAATATTATTCGTCGGTATCTTATAGATTTTTGGAATCTTCTGGATGAAAGCAAAAGGAGCATTCGAGCTATCTTCTTCGAGTTTAGCCAAAGTCTGATAGTGAATCCCAAACAGGTCAGCGGCTTCTTTCTGCGAATATCCGATATTCCTTCTGGCTGCTTCCAGTGTGATTAACATCTCATCACCTCCC